GTAAAACTACAGGATCGCCAGTAAAAATATTATTATTACAAGCACCACCTGAAGTAGGTGAGAAAATCTGCGTAAAGGAACCAGTATTATAAGCTCCATCTTTTTTACGAGCAGGAACAAAACCACGAAACGCTTTAGTTGTTGACATGTTTTGTCTCCTTTTCTAAAGGACTATTCCTGAAATCTAGGTGTTCGCCCTTTTATTGTTTGTGTTTTACTAGTATTAGAAATGGGCATTCTAGAATTATTACCTCTCATCAGTTGTGAATTAACTGCATCCATTAACTGATCAGATTTTTTTCTATAGTGTTCACTTCTAGCTTTGTAGATTCTAGTAGGAATTTTTCCTAATGCAATATCTCCACGACAGATTGCTCCAGCATATCTACCTTCATCCCTAACGACAGATGTTGATCCAAGTTCAGGAACTTCGTCTTTTGAAACAAACTCCCATCCTTCTTGCAATTTCTTACCTATGTATTTATAATCTTCTTGACCTTTAAGAGTTATTCTTAACCATCCAAGAGTCATACCTTCGTTGGCGAAACGATTTGTAACTGCTTCAGGAATATGAAGAGCATCTTGCTCCTCAAAAGTATATTCAGTTGTTTCTCTATCTAAGTTCTCACGAGCTTCAGAACTACGTGTATTTGTTCGTGTCATAACTTTATCCTCCACGCTGCATATTAATTGTAGTATACTCACCTTCAGCTTTATCAGCTTTTAGTTTTTCTTCTGCATACTTTTCAAGTGGTACATTCCATTTATTAGCTAAACGAATATCTTCTTTAGATAGTTTAACTTTTTTATTAGAACCTGGAGAGCTGCGAGATGCTCCAGCTACTACTTGAGCAGGAGATGACGTTTTCCCCTGCTGACGAACTTCCTCGTTGGTTGTTGAAAACTTATGAGGAAATGTTTCTTTTATCCTATTATTAACTTCCTGATAAAATTCAGGTTCTGTAGGACTAAAACCTTCTTCTTTTAATTCTGCATCTATTGCTAATGCAGCAGCAGTCATTACTCTATCAGCACCAAACCATTCATTTTTTGATGCCCAATCTTGTGCTTGAGGATCAGGTGTAGGTTGAGGTTGATATTGTGGTTGTTGTCTACCTATACCTTGAGTTTGTTGTGGCTGCTGTTGAAACTGTTGTTTATGTATTTGTACTGATTTTAAATCAGTTTGTACATCATTTAGTATTTCTTGAGCTTGTAAAACTTTTTGAGAATCACCTTCTTCATGTGCAACTTTATAAGCATTACGTGCTAACACTAATTTATCAGCTAATTGTTTTTCAGTAGTATCTAAATTTACTCCTCTAGCATTTGTAAATTGTTGATTAACCTGATTTAATTGATGTGATAATTGTTCATTTTGTTGTATAACTTGAGCAATATGTTCATCACGTTCTTTACGTTGTTTAACTAATTGACGTATTCGCTTTTGTGCTCCTTTAGTTTCAATACCTTCAAGCTCTTTGGGTACTTCTTCTTTTGGAAATTCTTCTTTTTCTTTAGTAGACGAAGTAGTTTTAATTTTTTCATTTTCTTCTCCTTCTACTTCATATTCTACTTTTTCTTTTTCTTCTTTTTTTTCTGGAACGACTTCATCCCATTCTTCTTTTTTTTCTTCTTCAGACATAGTTCTTCCTTTCGTTGTTTACGAGACATACGACTTACGTATATACCTTATATTATACTACAAAAATTGAGTTAGTGCAAGTTTTATGCACTACCTGCATGTAAATTAAAGGTTGGATCTAGATCTTTTGGATGTTCCACACGCATAATAATTTGATCATCAAATAATAATATAAGACGAATACCCTTATATTTTATCTTTTGACCTGAATGTTTTCCATAACAAACATAATCACCTTTTTTACACCATTCACCTTTAGGAAATTTATCTTTATCTTGATAAGCTAAATCTCCTAGAGCTACCACACGACCTACTGTAGTAAGATAGGACATGTCTTCCTTTGTTGAATCAGGTAATAGTATACCACCTTTTGTCTTTTCTTTAATTGAGACAGGTCTTACGAGTACATGAAAACCTGGAAGTTCAGGTAGAATATTTGGATCACTTTGATCTTCTTCTGTAATCCACATATCATTCTTAATAGTCTTAGCTAATGATACCTGTTGCATTAGTCTTCCTCTTCATCTGAATAGATACGTTTTTTAACAATATCTGTTAGTTTATTTCTGGACCATTCAATTCCATAAATGTGCCCAACCATTTGTCTGTAATGAGCAAAATTATCTGATTGCCCTTCACAAACACCAGTTCTTAATTTATTGAGTTCGTCATTAAATTCTTTAACAACCTCATCCCATATTTCCATTTAATTAGATTTCTGCACACATATAGCAGTTAATTTCTAATCCAACAGATATTTCTTTAATATTAGGTTTAGTCCACATTATCTTTTTCCTTTCGTAGGACTTGGATATTTCCAAGCTTTATCTTCCCATTTTAAAGTTACACCTTTTTTAGGTCTACTACCATAGTCACTTTGTGACATCTTAGTATAATCTCCATACAAACCACCATCTTTATTAGGTACATGCATAGGTTTACCATTAGTAATACCTTTATCAACAGGATATGCTTTATTCCCTATTGGCATTATTTTCTCCTTTCATTTCTTCTTTTAATAGATCCATCATAATATCTATAAGTTTTAAACTTCGTTGTCTACTATCTAGATCTTCCATTTGTGAAATTTTCTCTAGAGCAGTCATACGAATTTTCTCTAGATCAATTTCAGCTTTCTGATCTGCAATAATTGTTTTAGTTAGATTATCAAGAGCTTTCATAGTTTCTTTACTTTCTCTATCAAGATCAGACTTTTCTTTTTTCAATATTGCATCTTGACCAGCTTTACCAGATTCCACTAATAATTTAGCTTCCTCTAATTCCAATTTCTGTGCATCTAATGCAGAATCTGCAGAATACTTAGCAGATGTTGCTTGTAGCTTCTGTTTCTCTAATTCTACTTTAGCTTGTTCTAAAGCTACCATTTGTTGTTCAGGTGATTGTGCTTGACCCATAGCTTGATTTGCATTTAATACTTGTTGTGCTGCAGTAGCCATAGCTGCTTCTGCAACTTTAGGATCTTTTTGTTGTTCAGGTGGCATTTGTTCCATTGCTATTCTTGCCATTCCATTCATTTGTTCTTGATATTTCATAACAGAATGTTCTTGTATATTTGCTTCTAATATTGGTTTTAATCTAGCCATTATAGGATTAGCACCATTCTGTGGGTCTTGTAAGTATGCCATCTTTGTTTGTATATGTGCATCATGGTTTTGTCCAGCAAATGCTGCAATAGGTATACCTTTAGTAGCAGCCATAATATCAGATACTGGGTCCATCTCTTGTGGTTCTTGTTTTGGTGGTAATACTTCTTCTAGATTAGGCATATTAGCAGAATTTAAAATAGTTCTATTTAATGCTTCTAGATTAAACATACCAGGAGGTGATTGCTGTGCCATTTGTAAAGCCATTTGTGCAATCATCATTCTATGTGCATTTGATGGAATATTAGGATCTGAGACAGGGATAACATCCACTCTTCCATCAAAGTCTTGTTTCATTACACTTTTTTCAGCAAAAGGAACTTCATATGGATACTCTGAAGGTAAGTAATCATAATTGATTCTTGCAAGTATTTTAAATTCATCTCTTTGAGATTTATGTAATCTCTTATGTATAGCAGAGAAGAACTTACTTGATGCTTCAAGTAATGCCATAGTCGTTCCAACAGGTCCATAAGATGCAGCATCAGAAACTATTTGTTCTGTACTGTCTGCAAACTTCTGTCCTGCTGCAGTTACAAAGCCCAACATTTGGAAAAGAGTTGAGGAAGGTTCTTTATAAGGGAGAGAGATAATTGCCTTATTCAAATCTTGTCCTGTTGCTTCTACTTCTTTGAACTCACCTGGACTTATTGGTTCATTATCACCAACAATCCTTACACCTTTTGCTTTAAATCCTCCTGGCAAGTTTGCGAATTGACCTGCATCCACTAGACTTCTCATAGCTGCTGTAGCAGTCATAGTAAGATTTCCTAAGAAGTGCATGAGACCAAATCCATAGAAACCAAATCCTGGAACGAATCTATAATGTACAAAGTGCGAGACTTTTTCTTGATTCTTATCATCCTTCTTATAGTTTCTACGAATACTTAAAATTTGTTTTGATTGCTCTTCAACTGTAACAATATAAGGAAGAGCATAGTCTTCTTCTATTTCTAGATAACAATGTTGTTCTAGTAATGTATATTGAGGATCATTATTTTCTGTAGGTGATAATCCTAATATAGTATCCATTTTAGAAGAAAATGATGTAGGTTGTGGATTTGTTGCATCTGGTAATTCTATATCACTATATATTCCTGATCGTATATCTTTTGCAAGATCAACAGGACTTCTATATATTACATGTGTATATCTATCTGCTTTTTTTAGATTAGATGCATAATAAGATACATAGAATTGATCAATAGGAACAAATTCAGATACTGGTCTTTTTAATGTTGCATCATAATAAACTTTTTTAAATGCTGATCCTATTAAAGGGAGGTGAAACAGCATTCTTTCAAACTCATCAAAGTATTCAGGCATCTGCTCTGTTGTTTGATAGTTCATAAATTCTTGTACACGATTAGCTTGATCTTCTCTTTCAGGAGTAGTCTTACCTAGTATATGTGCTTTAACTGGACCTGAAGGTGGAAATAATTCTTGTATAGCTTTTGATTGAAATTTAACAGCAGATTCAATTAACATAGGATGTACTGCTGTACATGCACCTTCAAATGGTTCTGATGAATCTTGTATTTTTAATCCTAATAAATCAAATCCTCTTTCAAACATAGACTCCCATTCTTGTCGAGAATCTCTATCTGATGTAAAACAATCAATAACTTCAGTTGCTATAGTTGTTATTTGTTCTTCATCTAATGTATCAACTAAATTACCATACCATTCTTGTACAGATTCTTCAGCTCCCATTTCTGGTGATGTACCTTCAAGATCAACAATAACACCACCATCTGTATCCATTTCAAATGTTGGTTGTGCCATTGTAGCTTCTTCAGGTTTTGGTATATTAACTACGTTTGATACTTCTTCTGGTATCTGTTCAAATGGATTACGTTCTGTTGCCATTATATAAACCTCGCTTCTCTCTTATATGGATCACGCATGATCATACCCCCTTGGTTTTTCTTTATTTTAATACCATAAAAATCTACAATTTTATCAAAAGCTTCTTTTGTTTTAGCATTTTCAATTTTACGAAATTCATCTAAAGATATTTTTTTATTAAATAATTTGTCCAAATCTTCTAGTGATGCATAACTAAAACTGGAAGGAAGATTCTTTTTAAAATCTTTAAAAGTTTTTATTTCACCACTTAATATTCTATTAACATCAATAGGTACTAAATCTTGTGGACTTCCTAAAACAGTTTGTTTTAATCCAGAAACATCAGCAATAATTTCTTCTTGCATATCAATAAGATTTTTTGCTGATTTACTTGGATTAGTTATAGTTTCAACACCAGATATTTTTTCTTGACCAAAACCTTTTTGTTTTAATTTTTTATTAACATTTTGTTTAATATCATCTTTAATACTACCCATAGTTAGTTTAATCTTATTTCTAGGAACATCATAACGAACTATTTGTTGTTGCGTAGCTCCTTTATCTTGAAAAAATTTTATAGTTTTTAAATTAGCTTCTGGAGTAAGTGATCCTGATATTAAACTTTCTTTTCCTATTTCTGCTTTTTCTATTACTTTTTGTCTTCCTGGAAGTCCTGCTGTTTTATCTTGTACAGAAATAATTCTATAAACTGGAATAGTATCACCATATCCTTGTTCATCTAAATAGTTAGTTGTTTTAGTTTTTATTTCTTTATTATTTTCTATTTTAGCTATTAATTGATTTCGAGAAAGTTTAGCAGGATCAATAATATATCCAGTTATTGCTTCTGTAGTATTTAAATCTTTTGCTATTTCTGGTACTTTAGTTTTACTAGCCATTTTAGCAGCTAACTTAGCTAATTGACTTGCACCTATTACTGCTGCTCCTATGGGTGCACCAGCTCCTGTAGCCATCATTACAGCTCCTGTACCTGTACCAACATCTCCTGCAGTACTAATACCTTTTAATAATGCATCCATGTATCTTTTATTTTTTAGATCCTGATAGATAGTAGGTTCTATACTTGATAGTCCAGTTTCTCTTGCTATATCAGACATAGGAAGCATTTGTGCTGAAAGTAATCCCATGTTCTTCAAATCCTGTTTTGTAAGATTTGAAGTTGTTTGATCACCAATACCATATTTAAGTGAACGTAAACCATCAGCCATTATATTGAATTTCCCCTATATACTATCTATTATACCACTAAGTTCGCCAGTATGCAACCTTTTTCTTTCTAGGTTCATCTTCCCAATCAGGATCTTCTGGATGTGATAGGTGCCAAGACTCTTTCATATAATGTATTGCCATGGTCATAGCATCTACCTGATCATCATGTGCAGCATTGGGAAACCTTAACATTTCTTCCAGTAAATCTTCTGACCACTTCTTATTTTTTGGTATCCATACACGACCTGATTCCATCATAGGAGATGCTGCATAAACTCTGGATACTTTATCTTTATCAGGTAAATATTCTAATACAGGTACACCAGATCTACGCATATCTTGTATTAATGATTGTCCTGATGCTTTCTTTTCTATCATACAAACATCAGGTTTATGTTCATGGTACAATAATTGAGCCATACGTCTTAATTCTGGATATTCAAATCTACCTTTTATATTTCCTAATAAAAGTAAATTGGATTGATAATTTTCATACCCATCTTCATCCTGATCATACATGGAGAATATACCCCATGTTTGTATGACACTATAATCTGCTGTTGTCTTAGTAGAAAATGCTGTATCATATGTTTGTATTATAAAATCACATGGAGGTGGTTCATCATATTCCCACCAACGTATCCATTTCTTTTTAATTAAACCACCTTCATCAGGAGTTGGGTCCTGCATATACAATGCATTCCAATATCGTGCACCATTTGATGCTTTTATTTCTGATTCATCTACTTTTAATACTTCTTCTGGCTTCCATTCTGGAAAATAACTAGAACCTATAGGTAAATTAAGTAATTCTGCTGCATTTTCGTCAAGCCATGCTGGTATTCTTACTACATCCCAAGGAGTTACAGCATAATCTCCTACATTTTCTTGTTGTTTTAGTAACCATCCACAAAGATCATCATAATGATACCTTGTATTTATTATTAATATGGAACCATTGGGCATAATACGTGTTCTTAGTCCTGCTGGATACCATTCCTTAACGTATCTTCTGCCTGCTTCAGAGTATGAATCCTCTTCTGACATGACATCATCAAGGATCGCAATGTGTGCACCTCTTCCTGCAATCTGGGATCGTACTCCAGCAGCATAGTAGGTTCCTCCCACATTTGTCTTCCATTTACCTGCTGCTCGTACATCTGTACGTAAGGACACTCCTTTGAAAACATTCTGAAAATCTTCTTCATTGACCAAATCTCTGACAGAACGACCAAAATCACTTGAAAGCTGGTCACTATGGGAAACAGTAAGTATCTCATGTTCTGGATTCCTTCCAATATACCATGCAGGAAACAATTTAGAACAGATTACAGACTTAGAAGACCTGGGTGGTAGAAAATCCATGAGTCTTTTTATCT